TCTCCTGCCTGTTTTATCTCCAAAGGCTTTTACCCTTACCCGCTCCCTCGGCTCTCTGTCTGCAAAAGAGAGGGGGTGGAATTTTGAAATATGGTAGGCTACTACTTCGCCGTCCGTGTTCTTCTCCACGCCCTCGCAAAATAGAGGGTTGACCCTTTCGTTATCCGGGGTGCTTACCCTGTCAGCTTCCACAAGTTCAATCCTCAAATCGTAAATACTGCCGATTCGCTTTGTGGTTGTCATTAGTGCGAATGTGTCGCCACTAAGTAGGGCGTTAAGTAATGCCAACTGCTGCAACTGATAAAAATTGTCTATCCTTTCAACGTCACAATTAGTAGAGTTCGCCCAATGTGCAAACTCCCTTTCTATTGTTTCCTCTAACTGCCTTGCTTCCTCGGGTGTAATGCCTAACACTTCCTCGTTAATCATGCTTTTAAGGTGTAAGCCGGTCCCTACTGCATTAGTTCTAAGCCTTTTAACCGCACCTGTGGCAATGTTTGAGCCACCATAATATAAATCCCTCGACCTCTGACGCAAAGTATTTACATGCTCTTCCACATCTTCCCTATGGCTTCCTCCGCCGTGCGTCCAACCGATAACGGACTTTTTAACCCCGTTCGCTCCGTGGTTTCCGTATCCGCTATTGATTATGCTTAGTTTTTGCCTTGCGACTTCCCTTTTTAACGCCTTTTCCGGGGAAATTGCGTTAATTGCTCTGTCTATCCAATTCAAAACGCCGTTATCTCCTTTCTGTGCTACAAAATCCTGATTCTGTGCCACGATTTCCATACAAAAAAGCACCCTTGGAAACGCTCTTATTTCCTTTGGTGCTTTTGCTATTATATATAATACCATAAAAAATCGGGCAATGGCGGGCAATCTTTTATTTTTTTATTTCTCCTGTATTTTCAAGGATTTTCGCACTTTTTAGCCGTTTTCTGCCTGCAAAGTTTATAAATCCCTTGGTACGATTCTGTATACCCTGTTTCTGCCCTTTTTTTTGGCTATATTCTGCAATTCTGCAACCTTGTTACTCCAATACTCCACCTGTTTACGGATTTCGCCCAAATTTGCCCTTGTAAAGGACTTACCGCCTATGGAATAGGCTTGATTGATTGCTACTTGGCTTTCCGCTTCAAGCCACATATCCAAGTGCTTTTTTGCCGTTTCTAATGTGATTCCTGCCATTATGTAATACCTCCGCTTCTATTTCCTCGCCGTCTGCTTCGTTTCGGCGGTGCTTGTGTGCTTCCTGCTTCGCTTTTTGGTGCTTCTTTTAAGGTCATGCCTGTAATTTCTATTGCTGCCTGTGCGTAGTTCCTGCAATCCAAAGGCTCGTTTCTCTTGGTTTCGCCTGTCAGTTCCCATGCAAAGTAAGGACGGCCCTTTTTGTACCGTAATACCTGTTTTTCCGCCGTAAGACCCTTAAAATAGTCCTTGTCATATCCTCGGATATATTCCTTTTCATCTTTCGGGAAGTGGCAGTAACCCGGTCCCTCTTCCTCGACCTGTAAGCGTTGTAGTAGCAGGGATTTACCCGTATCTACTCCAAGCGTAAATAAATACGCCTGCTCTCGGTTGTTTTTTGACGGTTTCGGGATATATGGGCGGTCTGTGCCGTCTTTACCCTTAATGGCAAATATCTTTCTTGCCACTCTTGCCTTGCAGAATTTGTATACTTTGTTGGTAAAATGTCCGCCGGAGTCCATGCAGGCACACACTATACGCAATTCTGTACCGTCTTTCTTTTTGAATTTCTGTAATAAAAATTCATCAAGATTTTTCCATACCTCCGCCTGCTTTAAGTCGCCGTAAATCCTCTTGTAGATTATGCCGTAGGATTCATGCCCTACGCCCCAACCGACAACCTCAATTTCAAAACGGTCGTCCTGCGTGTCGATTCCTGCCGTAATTGCTATTACTTCGTCCGGCACTTCGCAACCGTACTTCTCACGGCGTTTTAATAATTCGTCCTTATTGGCTTTTTCGCCCTCTTCCTCCCAAGTCTGCCCTAGTTCGGTATTGACCCAAGATTTCATAAGTTCAATGTTGCCCTTTTTTAATGCCTGGTCCGCTTCAATAAACCCCTTAACTATCTTTTCCCACCCAAAGAACGTGGACGCAAGAGAGTTAAAATGGAATCCCCGGACTTTCCTGTTAGGGTACTTTGCCACATACCGCCCCTCGTTAAAATGGTCTTTCCATTCAACCTCCGAATGGATAACGCCACACTTGGCACAAACGTAGGTAATATTCTTTACCTCTCCGTCCGCATCCACTTCGTAAGACAGATTCGCCCACTCCAAAGGCTGCAACTCTCCGCAAGACGGACACGGTACATTCCATTCCTCCATTGTTGAATGTTCGTACTCCATTTCTATACGGCTTACGCCCTTTATGGTCGGTGTGCTTGTGTCTACCTCCTTACGATTCCAATAGGTCGTTAAACGCTTGCCTGCAAGTATCAGAGGGTCGCCCTCCGCTCCTGCGGTCGGTGGGTATGCGTCTATTTCGTCTGCAAGCAGGATACGGATAGGACGGCTTCTAAGTTCTGTCGGGGAATTTGCCCCGGTCATTGTGATACGTCCGCCCGGAAATGATTTTTTAAAAATCGTATTACCGCTTGTCCTACTCTTTTCGTTTATCTTATCCCTTAACGCCGGGGTATCCCTTACCATTGGCATAAGTCTATCTTTACTCATGGTTTCCGCAAGGGATAGGGTCGGTTGCATACACAATATGGTGCAAGGGTCATAGTGCATATAATAGCCTATGGTATTAAGCAAAAATGCGTCCGTCTTTCCCATCTGTGCTGCACTCATTACCACAACCTTTTCAACGGAAATATCGGTTATAGCGTCCATTATTTCCCTCTGCCAAGGTGCTTTTGAGGTATCCCAACGTCCGCCCTTGCTTCCCGATTCAGAGGAAAGGCGGCGGAATTTGTCCGCCCATTGCGATAGCGTAAGGTCGGGCGGTGGCTCTAAAACCTTAAATATTTGATTGAAAAGGTCAATCGTTTCCCTCTTCATCTTCTTTTAGTTCCTCCTTAAATACTTCCTCAAAATTGGATAATTCGTTTAACGCTTCCTTGATTTTCCCGTTGAGATATAAAAATATCTTTGCCTTGTCGGTCATGGTTGCCAACTTCTCGGCTTCCTCTGCCGGAATCGCACTTAATCGGCTTTTAAAGTTTATCAGCGTGGCGGACATGATTTTTTGCACGTCCTCCGCCCTGTGTAATTCGCCTTTCTTTACCGCTAAATCCAATTCCTCATTAAGTCTTTTTGCCTTTGTCAGCTTCGCCCTTTCCTCGTTAAGGTCTATGTTTTCTTCGCTTTCCGGGTTTTTCTCCCTTAAGTATTTGATATAGGCGTGGGTCGTTTCCGTCAAGTGGTATAATCCGCCCTGCTTTGGTTTCAAAATTCCCTTTTCCGTCAACCTCTGCACATTCTTAGGGGTCATATCTAGGAATTTTGCCACCGCATTTTTATCATAGAGTTTCAAAATCCTACCCCCTTAAAAAATTTTCGGAAATTTTGGAAGTCGATTTTCGCCCCGGAATCTAGGCAATCCTTGGGGTCGCGGAACCCGCAAGTAAATTTTTTGCGTCACAGTACCTTTTCAAACCCTCCGCCTGCTGCCGTGTCGGTGCTACTTCTCTTGCTAATCTTCTAATAAATCTTCGTCCTCTCCTGCGTAGGTATCGTTTATTTCCCCGGTGTCCGGGTCTACGTCATACTCTCCGCTTATCTTCTGTTTCATTAGTGCGTACCGCTTCTCTTCCAAGGCTATACGGCGTTGCTCTAACTCATAGGACTTAATAGAATCCAATAGCTTAATAATGCGTCCGTGTATTTTATTTAGTTCTGCTTCTAACTTCATTGCCCTTTCAAAGGCTGATGATTTAACGGTAGTTTCCATAGCCACATCAAGGGGCGGTTTATTGCCACCCTCTGCCCCTGTATCCTCATACGGTCCGTAAGGGTCGCTATCCTCTGCCTTGCGTGGTGTACGCATTTCTACAACCTTGTCCGTATATAACTGCCCTGTATCGTCACTATTAAGCGTGGCTATACGTTTCTTTAGGTCGTTTTCCTTGGCTACAAGGGTCTGTAATTCCCTTAACATATTATCCGCCGTATCAAGGGTAACGGATTCTATAAGTGCCTTTTCTTCCTCCGTTAATTCGTCAAAATAGACCGTAGAATATGCCCCGTGTGTTTCAGCGTTTTTATTGCGTTGCGGGGCCCCGTGTCCTTGGGCGTTTTTATTGCCCTTTTGTCCGCCCCTTTTTTTAGGCTTGTTTTCTAAGGCTTCTTTCCATTTGTCTACGCACTTCCATTTTCTTATCTTGTCGGAAGTCACGCCCAACGCTTCCGCTATTTCCGGGTTACTCATTAACCCCTCGGAATCTAAAAAAAGTTGCTTCGCTTTTTCCCTGTTTTCGTCCTTTTGCCGTGCCACGGTAAACCTCCTTTCGTTTGTTTTTCCATTTTCCGCCGTTTTGTTACATCGGAATTTACGCATTTTTGCAAATTTTCAAAAATGCAAACGTAAAAAGGCAGCAGGGTAATACACATTCTCCCGCTGCCCTTTGGCATTTTCACTCTTGCATTATATCATAAAAAATCGGGCAATAGCGGGCAATCTTTCACTTTACAATTTCACTAATAATTTTACTTCGTGATATATTCTTGTTCCTTGCAAATTTTCCGCCTAAGACCTCTAAGGCTACACACCTTATATTTTTACTTTGGCGAACGCTATAACTAATTTGTTCCGCTATGCGTTCCCATTTCTGACCCTGCAAGTAAAAACCGCAAACAATGGCTTTATGTATCGGGTTGAGGGAAGAAATTTCTTTTAAAATCTCCGTCCTAAGTTTCTTCAAATCCTTAACCCTGTCTTTCAGTATGCGGATACGTTCCGCCGTGTCGGTTTTTGCTATTTCGATTGCAAGCAGAGCCGTAGAATCCGATATGTTGTTACCGTGGGGCATACCGTCATAGTTTATTGCCCCTCTTGTATCATATACGCTTTCGTACTGCTCTAGCCACTCGCTCGTAACCTTAATATCAAGGTCAATGTCCTTGTAAAATTCCAAGATTGCTTCTACTTCCAAATTTTTCATTATTGCTTATCCTTTCTTTTATGGCGGTCTGTATTTTTCCTGCCATTTGATATTTGCTTTTGCCTGTTTTAGCTTTCCTGCCTTAATACTGCTGCCGTGCCGTGTCCTCCTGCCTATGCAGGATTCGCAAATATCCTCTTTCTCTACCGCCAATACCTCTAAAATCCTTTCCGAAAGGTCTTTTAAGGTTTCCCATGCGTCCGAAAGGGTTTGCAATAATACGCTTAGTCTATCGCACGTTGTTACTATATCTTCCCCCATGCAGAGGGATAGCGTTTTAATGTTTTCTGTGTCCGAATCGGACAACGCCACCCCTCCAAGGGTTATTTTATCCTCCCATACTATCAGTTTATCCATAAGCTACCGCCTAACCCTGTAAATAGGCTTGGTATTCCTTGGTTTTCTCCATTACCCATGCAGAAACGGCGTTTGTAATCCTGCTTTCCCATTCTTTCGGGCAGATATTGTTATTTTCTTCCGCCTGCAAAAGAATAGTATCCCTTACAACCTTTTGTATCATGTTGTACTGTGCTACTCCGTACTTGGCTTGCAAATACTTTGTAAAATCTAAGCCTTTTTCGGCAGGCTCGGGTACATATTCCGGGTAATTACTTATATCCTGCTGCCCCGGTAGTTCCTCGTTATCCTCTTCCTCGGTGTCTACTGCTGCCATAGGTGTATTTACAGGCTCATTCATAAAACCGCTTTCCTGTGTGGCTTCTCCTGCTGCCGTGTCGGTATTTTCCACCTCTTCCGGCGTATCATCATAAGCCAACATATCATTTTCAATCATTAACGCCACGATTTCCGCAAGGTCTGTATAGGCAATCAAGTAATTTTTCCAATTTTCGTCTATCAAGGTCATTCCCTCGGTGGAAAATCTGTAAATAAAGTGCTTTCCGCCCTCTAACTCTACCTTTGAGCCGTTAAATGATTTCTCAAAATGCTTTCTCAATGCCTTTTCAATGCCTGCGGTATCCTTTGCCTTAAATACCGCCCTGTTTGCTTCTCCCTTTAAAGCGTGTGTGATTGCTAATTGTGCCTGCTCTGCCTGTTCGTCCGTGATTTCCTCTTTTTGTTCCTGCTTCACGTCCTTAATGTGCAATTCTCCCTTATCCTCGTACTGCTTATAGGCGTTTGCCTGGTCCTCTTCGCTCAATCGGCTTAATTCGTGGGCGGTGGAAATACCAA